GGAATAAAAGTTAATGATGATGCTAAATTAAATGTAGCCGCATTTGAACTTGTAATTAGAATTGGAGATAATGAAGCGCCAGCAAGATTGGTAATTTGAAAATACATATTTGCATATGCATTCAATGGCAAAGCATTGTTGAACGCGGCAGGAATTGCAATTGTGGTAGCAGATGATCCAGTTGCGGCTAATGTTCCTGTAATTGGAACAGTATTAGCACCAAAAGTATTCACTATATGACTGTGACTTCTTCCATTTGATGAAGTTGTTGAATCATTATAGCGAATCATGTTTGCATAAATTGTACCAATTTTGGTAGAATTATATGTTGCAGTTGTTGATAGACTAATATTTGCAACATTGACGCAATGAATATCCAAAGATGGGAATGTGGAAATATCAAGTGTTCCGCGAACGTTTGCTAGAACCAAACTACTTTCATAGTTTGTTGGTAAATCAGAATTGGCGGTGGAAACATCTCTCGCTCGGTCAACTTCAATAATTGTTGGAGCAATAGTTTCAAATTCGTATCCACTTACATATGCTTTACCTGGATCTAAAACAACGTTAAATTTGCCATTAGCACTATCACCTTCATCAAGCGAAATAACAAATGGATCCACTGTATAGTTTCCCGATTCATCATATGTACGGCGTGCTAAAGTTTTTTCAATCTCACTGTAAATTGGATATTCAATTTCTTTTGTTTTTATGCCATTAACAAGACGAACAATTTCAAAGAATGTTGAAATGTCAGCAGAATCTAATGTTCTCTTTGAGAGTGAGGTTTGAATTGCAAAACGCTCGGCTCCTGGTGCTTGATAGTTAAATGCGCCCTGTGCTGGATCTAACAATGATGTATCATCAACTTCATCAACAATAGTCTCGGTAAATTCAATACCGATTTTGTATGATGGGTTTAAATTAATTGTTGATGTGTTATATCCTACACGATAAAAAATTTCAAGAATAAGATATTGTGGAACTACTTTTACAAATTGTCCTTTAAAATAGTAAATACCCTCTTGAAGTTTAGCTATGTAAGAACCACCAACGGCTGCTGTGGATCTTAGTTGTGCATAAATTTCTTGACCATAAACACGAATTTCTTCTGATTCGGAAAATCTTTCGCCACTTAAATATTTTAAAATAAGAATAGGATTTGCCGTTGATGTGTCAATTGCAATAACTTTTGCTCTAATTATTTTTGATGAATTATATGAAACGACAGTCTTGTTTAGAAATTGTGTAGCATCAACGTCCAAGTTATTATACTGAGCAGCCAGAATAACATAATTTGCTTTAGTGTCTAATGAAACTTTACCACCAACAATCGGACTACCACTCTTAAAAATGTGATTACCAAATTTTTCAATTTGGTTAGCTAATATAGTTTGTAGCTGTGTTAATTCACGGGCTTGAACCGAATATCCAGGACGAAACAAAACACGCATGAAGTTTTTATCTTCATCAAAATCATCATAATATGGATCGTAGTTAAAGGTAGCAGTCATTTATTCCTCGTTTAGAAACTCAAAATGAAACGAATTCGTTCGGTTTGGGCTGGGTCTCTTGTAATTGGTAGTTTATCTGATATGTATAATATCTTTCCAGAGTACAAATCAAGAGTAGGGTTTGTAACTATGTTTACGATGCGAATAGCGCCTGTTTGTAAGCCTCTAATCGCTTGATTTGTTTGTAGAGTTCCGCGAACATTGTTTAGATATAAAAGATTTGGAGTTTCACTAAATGAAATTACATCAGCGGTGAATGTTGCACTTGCGTATGTTGTTCCTTGATAAACAACTTCATCGTTGTTAAAGTCACCAACACCTGGCGAAACTTTAACAAGAGTGTATAAAGAATATCTTTGTCCGGTAGCTAATGTTGTTGTATTATACAGATATGGATTTCGTAAAATTACAACTTCACGAAAATCATTATCAACCGGTAATACTCCACCCTCATCTTCGTCAAATTCCACATTAAACATTATTGTAGAACCACCCAACTCATAAGTCGGTTCATAACCGTGTCCATTATGTGGAGCAATTGAAACTTGTGCGGCTGCCAATGTTCCTATGCCACCACTAACATCGGTAAAAGTTAAATTTGCGTAAGTGTAGTAATTTCCGCGATTTTGAATAACAATATTTTGTACTTTACCACCAGAAACGTTGGCTTTCAATACTGCGCCTGTGCCATCGCCATCAATTGTAATGATATTTTGTACAGTGCCAACTGTGTAATTATTACCAGAATTTGTTACCGTCACAATATCAATTGAGCCTGGTTCGGCTGCGGCTCGTACAAACTTGTTTACTGATACTGGCATCCAATCATCAGTTAAGAATTTTTGTTTTTGTATAGATGTTAATGTGTACATATACTTCCATTTATAAAAATCGGAAGTCTCAACATAAGGTTCTTCTAGTGAAGTTGTTGATAGCGTCAATTCTGGTGATACTGTAGAAGCTGTACCTGGCGAAACATTTGAAAGGCACTTAAAGACTTGATCCTTAGAATTTATTACATAAAAATTTGTATTTGCTTCATACGTATTATATACTGTATTTGAAGTCCAATCGTTTCTAGGAATAACAAGAGAAGCATTTTCCAAAGATATTTGTTTTGCAAGAACCCCACGTTTGTAGTAATCATTTATAGCCGAATCCGTTTGCGATGGGGATCCTTCCACTTCGGTTCCTGAATTCCATGGTAAATGTCTACCAAAAAAGGCATACAAATAAGATTTTTTTGCGGCGGGCAAATATGCGTTTGCACCCAAGTCCAACAGGTTATAGACTTGCTCCGCCATCAAAATTTTGAAATTTTTAGTTAAGAGTGCTGACATGTTTCTATTTATCTATTTTTTTGAATGGTTGCGCTCAAATTGCTACCGTTTGATGTAAATATACTACTTGCGAAAATAGTATTTGCATTTCTGGAATTAGCCCTGACAGTAGCAGTATAAACCAGATTAACCAGTGCCGAAGTTGATGTTACATTAATTATGGTATCTAGTATAGCAAAAGACGAATTGGTGACTTCTTTAATCGTTACTGTGTTTCCAGTTGAAAGATAGATGGTGTCTCCATCTTGCAAATCATTTATAAAGTTGACGCTATTAGCCGCACCAAACAAAATATTTGATCCTGTAACAACATTAACTGTATTCTTCAATCTTCTATGAACATTTGATATAAGAATTAAATCGCCAACATTAACCGTAGATTGAAGATTTGCACTTGTGTTTGTGGTAATAATTTTATTAGAGCCATTGGCAATATTGTAAGTATCTGCGAGTGAAGTGATTGTTATAAAAGAAGAAGTGTTAACTTGAGTCAACATTTCTTCATTGTTGTCAATCTTGGTAATAAAAGTTTTTGTTCCAACTGGATGAACAATATCGTTTAGTGGTTTCTTAAATTTAGAATAGTCGGTTTGTGACTTAATGATGTATGAGAAGTTATGATATTTTTCGCCGTCTTGCAACTTCTTATCCGCACTAATTTGACCATCGGTATTCAAGTAAATGCCAGGATAACGAATCAAACCATTTTCAAAGTTTGCTGTAGCTTTTGCGTTACCATCACCATAGAATAACGATGATGTTACATTTCCGGTAACTGTTCCATCATCCGACTTGATAGTTTTAGTTGCATCAAATACGCCGCGATAATTAAATATTCTAAGTGTTGCAGTTGCGGAAGTATAAGAATCTACTGTCGCACTAAATGAAGAATTGCTGTTTGATGTGCCTTGATAAATTGAGGTATTTGGAACAAACAATTGTCCTTCAGTAACACTATTCAATACTATATCAGCATTTCTCAAAGAGACTGTCGGTGCCTCAACATAATCATAACCAAAACTACTAATTCTCAATGATGTTATTGCGCCAATTCTTGAAGTTGTCAATCCGTATTGTTCACCATCACCTGTTATTTGAGCAACCGTCAAATTAGCACTTGTACCAGAAACTGATTGAACATTAATTGATGGCAATGAATCTCTTGTATAT